GGGTTCTGTTTGGTTCTTTAAGTTGTTTTATATTGTTATTAATATTATTAAAAAACAATATAAAAGTAAATCAATTTTTTTATGTTTTTACTTTTGTTACATTTTACAATTCAATCATATACCAAGAAGGTAAATTGGTTAATGGAACATCATAGATGACACTTGTCCAATAAACAAAATTGGATATCCAACTGTAACAAGAATAACATTGAATTGTTTTTGCATTTTTGATTAGAAAAAAATCCACCAACAAATCCATGTAATTTTGTTCATTTATTTCATTCTTGATTGCGATATTACTATTTGAATGAATTGGATTATTTTCAATTGTAAACACATTTGAATTCGATCCTCTAATCATTTTTTTGAAGTCAACTGAATCACTGATTAGCACACTATTTTCCTTTTTATATCTTTGGAAATGACTCACATAAAAATGACTGTTTTTGAATTCATTTTTCAAATTCATCAGATGATCGCCTAAACGATAGTGATACAAATTATAATCACTTGGTATACCTTTACATTTCTCTTTAAAATATTCTTCAAATTCAGGAGTAAATGTAAATACTTTTTTCATAAAATCTCGAATTTCATCGTCTATTTCATTAATTCTTGGTTGAGCCGGTGTTGTAATCGATAAAAATTTATGACCTAATTCAAAATTACCTCTAATGACATTTGTTAATTCTTCATGATGATCATTTGCATCACCATATCTCATAATAATATAATGAGTGTGGTCTATAACTGGAAAGGTGTTGATTAAATATTTGTGAATAAAAAACTCACGTGTATCTACTATTAAATCAAATCCCAATACTTTTTGGATTTGTTTAATAGTGATTAAACCTCTGACTAAATCTCCGAATCCGTGATTATGTTCCATATTTGTAAATTTAAATATGACGGTATTTTTCATAATAATAATAAACTATAATAATATATATTTATATTTGTTATAAACGAATAACTTATTGTAATTATTGTAATTGCAATCTAATTTTCTTTTTGAATTTTTCTTCATCTTGGAATAAATATAATTTATAACTTTTTGCCTTGTACATTATTTCAGCGTCTTTTGTAAAAACCCGTGTAGTAATATTCATTTCTGGTAAATAAACCGAATATTCGATTAAATCGCTGAATTGAGAATTTATATTCTTCGAAAATGCGTAACCAATATGATTTTTTTCAAGTAATTCTGGTTTTGATTCGCATAAATACAACAAATTACAGTCATTTTGAACTCTTTTTATCATTTTCATATCATTATTTAAATAATCTATATTCATACACCAGTAATCATAGAATTCATAGGCATGATTACTTAATTCAATCATTTTCATGTTTTTTTGAATACGAATCATATTTAATAAATCGACTAATCTTCTAATCGGAGATGTAATATGTATATAGGCATCCATGTTTAAAACATCGTGACGCAATGATTCATTTTTGGCGAGCCCGTCGATGTCTATGTATTTACCAGAATAACTGTGAATCATTTTCAAAAACTTGGATACATTTGAAGGAAATTCCGTATCATCGGGAATGTCTTCCCCGTTTTGATCCTTATATTCTTTAATAATTGCGGTTCGAAAGATTCCGTTTTTTTCATTTAATAATTCTTTTGCACAAAAGTAATTCATAAATATCATTAAATATTGGACAATATCATGACTATCTGTAATATTGTCCATATAAGAATATTTTTTAGACAATACGTTTTTCACCATAAAATATAACATATGATAATTCTCGTCTCGTAATAATGACGACTCCTCATACACAAAATTCTTATAAAGTCGGATCTTTGTATTTGAATACTTAATATCTAATATATCATTCGAATGATTTGAAATATATATGTCCATTGTGAATGCAAATCTGGATGATTTTGAAACTAAACTACATAAATTATCAGACAATATGGTCGGCAACATGGTTCGTTTTTTGTCAGGCAAATAGATGGTTGATACACGACCCGTGAATTGATCCCATAAATCCAAAACATCTATCCAAATAGAGACATTTGAAATATATATACTTAAGAGGGTGGTGTCTGAAGTTATTTTTTGAATACTGAATGCGTCATCAAAATCAACACTACCTTCCGGGTCAATTGAGAATACTTTCCAATGAGTTCGATCTTCGATGCCAGAATATTTTTTACATATAAAATCATAGATATCATTGTGTTCCTTTTCTTTATCTTTTAGAGATTTCATAGTAGCCTTGGTGAATTTTTGTAAGCTTGAATTAATTTTTTTGCAATAAAGCTGATACTCATAAAAGTGTTCGATTTCATCTATCGGACCGATAATTTGGCTTATTATTCCACACGGATGTTTCTCTTTCCACTCTGAAAAACAAATCGTAACATATAAATTCGTAAACACTTTGGAAAACCCCATGTTTTTCATTTCGTAGGGAACAAGGAACGATGGTATTTTTGGATCATCTGGAATACATTTATATATCATTTTTCCATTTTGATGACGACCATATGTTTTGTTTTGTTTTAAGACAAGAACCGCAGGAAATATGCTGTTTCTCACTGGCGATTCAATAATTTGAATTATGTTTTTATTATATGTGAAAATATCGTCATTGAATAATTTATTTTCGGTCGGTGAAATTTTTAAATCCACCTTTTCATTTTCAGATAAATTTTTATAAACAGACCATTCGGAATATAGTCTGTCTTTGATCTCTATTTTATATAATGTCATTTTTGTATACTTATTATAATTATAAATGATATTATAAATGATATTATAAATTAAATTCAATTTTAATTTAAAGAATCTATATTTGTCGTGCCGATTTCGCCAACAACAACATTACTATTATTATTCTCCGCTCCAGTTTCCACTACGACGTGGGTGTTTTCAAGACTCGATTTTGTGTCTTCTGCGGATTTTGTTTCGTTTAATCTTTTAATGTCATGTTTTTTTATGGATTCGATTTTTGTATTTTGCACTTGTAATGCATGCATCGCTATATAAGGAGATATTGCTAAATTATTCATATAAGTTCTATAATGAAAACACGATATACTTGAATCCTTGTCAAATTTTATAGAATACCACCAGTAAGCCGGGATTTGTATCGTCTTTCCTTTTTCAATCACTACATCTAAACATTTCATTTTATCAAAATCAGCGATATATTTGGGTTGCACCTTCCACGGATTTATAGGTGATCTAAATTCAAAATTCGCATAATCATATACCGGATATAAATATTTGCTACTATTCGGAGGAGCCATTTTAATCCGAATACTGCCCTGCGTTACCAAGAAAAAGTTTCGATAGTTAATTTCATATCTAAATGGAGTGATTGTATTTTCAGATCCCATCATTATGTCATAGAAACAATTCGAAACCATCGCCGGTCTTAGAAATTGATCATTGTACTGCAAGTTTTTAAAAACACCAGTTTCTTGTAAAAAATCATTGTTATTTTCTGAATAATATGCACCATTTTTATCTTCATTCAGTAATTTAGATACAGAATGTAATGCCAATGGCATATAAATTTCAGTATTATAGTCCACATCATTTATGTTTCGTATTTTTACTTCAAAAGCATGGTAATTGTCAAATATATAATTTTTATTGGTAGTTTGAATTATTTTATCACTTTCGAAATCAAAGATTACTGGTTGTCTAATATCACATATTTCTTCTAATTTATCTTTTGAAGGATCGTCTATTTCATATATCTCTAAATCATTGCTCGTTTTTAAATGATAAGTTATATGCAAATAAATAAATAAAACAATACAAAAAATAAAAAAAGTAAAGAGTATTTTCATTAAACCTAAAGTAAAAAAAGATTTATATATTTATTTTTATACTCAATTCTTTTTATTTTTTGTTAAATTCGTAGATAAGATAAACCCTTGGTTCTTACTAAATAACATAGTATAGAATAGTGATTGTTCCAGCCATTTGAAATGTCCGAAGGTCTATATTAGGCATAAGCCTTTGTATTACTGTTGCTTTTTCCACTTAATTGACCAGTTGCCCCCGCATATATAAGAATACCGGCAATAGGTACTAAAACCGCCAAAGGTAAACGCCAATGATTTTCACCGGATTTCTTTGATCGTCCGGTATTTTTACTTGATGTAGGTGATGATTTTTTTGGTTCACCACTATTTATCAAACTTTTTCTTTCTTTACCATCATCAAAAGAAACACCTCTACTTGCATTATCAAGACTATTGGATGACCCGCCGAATAATTTTTTACTCTTGTTTTTTTTAATACGACTTCCTGCTTTTCTACTCTTCATATAATATAAAATAATATTATATTAATACAAAATAATATTATATTTATAATTTTTATGGTAAAATCTAATTTCGTGTATACTCTATTATCAGGAGTTCATCATCTTCCTGATAAATTTCTTCTTTAAATTGTTTTGAATAATCATAATCTATAAATAAATCACAATCATAGTCGCATTTAAGCTGGGTAACCCAAATCTTATTGCATAATGGAATAAATTGTTCATATATTATTTTCCCTCCAATTATAAATATTTTGTAATCCCGATGTAAAAAATTGTAGAATTCATTATATTTGTCTACGTTATTCAAAATATCTTCATATATCTTGGTATTATTTGTAAATAATAGATTTGATTTTTCGCATGTATGATTTATATTATTCTGGTATAAATCTGGATTACTTGTGATAACAATATTTAATCTATTTTTCAAAGGTCTATGTTCTATCGGTATTGAAAAATACGTGTTTTTGCCCATAATTATAACATTGTTTTTGGTTTTATTCATAAAGAATAACATATCTTTTTTTGATTTCCAAGGAATCGTACCATTTTTAGATAATCCTTTTTTTGAATCAATTGCATAAATTGCCTCCATTATATAGTATCGCCTAAAATATTGCACAATATATAACTTATTCACCCCTTTTCAAGATTCTCTTACTAAAAATTTGAAAATAAAATACACATCTATAAAGGTGTATATTTTATTATGCAGTAGTAATTGTAGCACTTCTACCTGTTTTACCTGATGATATTGATTCATAGACAATAACTCCGACTGATGCTGTAAACAGTAATCCAAGAAAAACTTTTGTTGGAGTGGATGTAGCAGATGATTTTTTATTAGTTTTTGAATTCTTGTTTGGTTTGTCACCTTCTTCAGATGAATTATCATTTTTTCCAGATGAACTACTATTCTTTTCATTATCCGCATCATACTCGCTCGTGCCTTGACTACTATTTGACCCTCCGAATAATTTTTTACTCTTGTTTTTTTTGATACGACTTCCTGCTTTTCTACTCTTCATAATAGTATAGAACAATATTTTTATTTTTTATAAATGATTTAATCTTCGCTTTTAGGTGCTAAATAAAAAATGCAATGACTATCATTTCCTAATTCATATTTCATTCTCATTGGATAATCGTTGCTAATTGATACCGAAATTTCACTTGCAATTTTAGGATGAACGCACATCTTCTGAATATATCCTAATCCAAAGGAAACATTTAATTCATCATCATTTTCAATGAAAGAATATTCTGTCAAATCATCCACCGGTATATTTACATTCATTTCACCACTAACACCAGTAGATATCATTTTAATATTTTCTTCACAACATTTTATATTCAAGACATCACCAAAAATGAGCAATTGTGATATGATTTCATTCATCTTTTTTGAATTTATACTAAAATCAACTTGATAATCTACCTCGGGTATTTCAAAATACTCAGTTTCAATATCAAGTAAAGGAATATTAAAAAATTTCTCGAAATCACCCTTCTTATGATTGTCACAAACACATTTAATATTTATATTATCCGGATCATCATCATATTCAATAATTAATGTATGATTTTCGGAACACATCGATATAACATTGAAAAATATATTCGTATCAAGACATATACTTTCTTTGTCATTCGACGTCCTATCGTATCCAGAAAACCAGTTTTTCATTATTTTAATTTCAAATAAAGAAATATGAGAACGGTCCATGCCTTGGATAAACATATTGTCTTCTTTGAAAACGATTTTCATTGCATTAGAATAATGTTTCATAACTTGAAAAATAGATACAAATAAATCCTTCTTTGTCTTTTCAGAAATAGTAATCTTCATGTTAATTATATGGTATAAATATATATAGTAAGATATATTTAAACCCTTTTACAATTTAAAAAAATAATAACGCCGCAATATTATGAGGGCTGAGTGAAATACTTACATTCGCATTTTCACTAACATTCCATGGAACTTCGCCCGCATTCCAATATTCTTCATCGTCGGATTCATCCTTCGGAAACAAATTTACTTTTGGTAATGTGTATTTTTTATTTAATAAATAATTGATTGCATCGACGATTTTTTTGTTTTCCTTGTATTTCGATGGTTTAATATTACACGAGTGTTCATTTGAACAAGGTTCTTCACTACAAAAAGATAATAGTGAAAAATTATTATTTAACGATGAAAACACCTTTTTATTTTTGATATTCCGTAAAGATTGTATTGTTAATATCAACATATATACAAAAACGAATGAATAATTCATAACCCACATTACACTATAATATATTTTAAAAATTATCTTTACATTATTTTACAAATAATTTATTTTTATTCCACAGAATCACACATTCGATAAATCAACCATTCGATAAATCACCCATTCGATAAATCACCCATTCGATAAATCAACCATTCGATAAATCAACCATCGTTATTTTTTGTAAAGTAATCCTATCAATAAAAACGGATATAATGCTAAAAATTTTCGACATTATAAAGGGTGAATTATACACATAACATTTATCAAGTTTATCAGGAAATTCTTGTTTTAATATAAATGAAATATTTTTTATAAAATGATAATGTTTGTCTACATCTATGATTGTTAAATTATTGGTATTCAAATGAATAATAAAATTGGGATAATCCAATAGAACTTTTTTAATCAAATCCACCGTATATTGAATAATTGTTTCATTATTATAAATGTTATATTTGGTCATGCATTTAAAAAAAGAATAATTAATTATAATATGATTTTCTGAATATAAAAAACACCATTTATTGATCAAATCTTCGTTTGAATAATTTCTCATATTATTTTTCACATGCTTATAATCATTTTTAATAAAATATTTATTTATTTCAGTTTTATAATTTGGCATAAAGTATATATTTTTTTCGGGGTGTAGTACATTATTTTCCAATTGTAAATTCATTATATAACTATTTTAATATATATTTATATAATAATTGTCATGATTTAAATTTATTTTTTCCAAACTTGAAAAAAAAAATCATAACACGGACCCCAACCACCACTTTCAACATAATCAACATAAAAACCTCGTTTTTTAAATTCTTCATCAATATATTGTTTTTTGGTTATATCGAGATAATCATTTTCCATAATAATCAACTTTATATTATCTAAAATTTCAGGCATATCCATTAATATGTAATAAAATGCACCTTCACAATCCAAAACTAATGTATCAAAATCAATATTATACTTGGAATATAAATCTTCCAATGTAATCGTATTTACCGGTTGATAACCTTCTAATAAAAAATCGCACGGTATCGTATCCCACCATCGTTGAATTAATTTTCTTTTGGATAATGCCGAATTTTCAATATGAAATTTCATATGATTCAAATCTCGATTTTCGCATAATTGAATATAAATACCTTCATTACTTTCAAGTGTAACAAAATTATTATTGTTTTTTTCAGATAAAATTTTCGCAATTATCAGGGAATTTCTTCCAATATTTCCACCGATTTCTAATACTTTTTCGTCTCCTGTTAAATATCGCACTGCCATTTTTTGTTCAGGTAGTTCCTCTTCAAAAGAACCATGATTTAACTTTAATTCCTGATGGTATGTTCTAACCTTTTGATCAATATCAACAGTCGTATTGATTTCTCCATTCTCTACGTCTATGTAAATGACTAAAGTATCGTCATATTCTGTTGTAACATTATTCCTCCTAATAAATATTTTTTTTTTAATTCCCGGCAACGGGTCTTGAAAATAATTTGCACGATCATGATCTACCGAAGGAATCGTTATCAGATTATTATTTTTTAGTTTATCTAAACATATATCAGTAACATCTATACATTTGCTAAAAATTCCGTAATAAATTTGGATAATTATCATATATACATACAGCATGATATAATAATTTAATATTATAAACGATACGACGCCATGATAAGACTATACAGCATCACCACACGTTTCATTCATTAATTCTTGTTTTACTAAATCTCGCAAATTTGTCGATTTTAGTTCTTCGACCACTTCCGAATGAATAATATCGCTTTCCATAACATCTGATTCACCCTGATTATTATCGCTATCTAATATCGTAATATCATCTGTTAATTTAAAATCGCATTGTCCGCCATTCGCATCAAACATATTAGTAGAACTCATGTTTCCAAACATAAAAGACTGGTTTAACATTTGTGGAATATTATCGTCAAAAACAATATCAACCAATTTTTTGTTGGTTTCCATCGTATAAGTTTGCAATTTTAAAAGTAAATTTTTAACTTCGGATAATTCAGTAGTTAATGATTTAATATTTTCTTTTACGGGTGCGATTTTTTCCTCAGAAATATCCTTGACAACCGTAGTTTCTTGAATCGTCGGAGTGACTGTAGTAGATGACGCCTGTACAGTTTGAACTGGTTGACTTTTTTGTTTTTCAATTAATACCTTTTGATTTTTTTCTAAAGTATCCAATCTGGATACAATACTATTAAAAACTTGTTGATCCACCATTCTCATATTTTCATCATAATTCGCGCCATTATTACCTGAAGCAGAAGCACCTCCGGCTACCATATTGGGATCATATGTAGATACAATTTGTTCAACACGTCCTAATCTCAATGTAATTAATGCAATCGCATCTGAAACAGATAACTTGGGATTCATTGGAGGCTGGGGTGGTTCTTGCGATTGTTGGACAAAACGGGTTTTAGAATTATTAGAATAAGATTGTTGTTGTGGTGCTGCTTCACCGGCTCTTCTTTGTCTTGCAGATGCGTTGGCTCTGTTGGAACTCATCTTATAAGAGTTATGCATAATATGTTTTTAATTTGTTTACGCATATATTTATTATAACTAATTTCGATTGACACTGTAAATATACAAATTTGCGTCCCTATGGTAGATAAATCTTTTACAAGCAAACAAAAATTATTATTAGGAAATTATATTATATATAACTGGTTATTTTCTTTACAATATCTTTATTAGCAAGAACTTTATCGTATTTTATACTATTTTGAACATATTCTTTGTATTCGTCTTCTTTCATATCTTTAATTTTGTTTTGTTGTTCTTCAGTTATTATGTAGCCGTTTTCTCCTAACATTGTTATAAATGCTTTACGACGATTCCAGTTGTAATTACTAATCCATTCTTGTATATTATCGTAAAAATGAAATCTTTTGGCATAATCAGTAAACGTTGTGCCATTTATATCTGTTACATTAACATCTGCACCATTTTCGATCAAAAATTCACATAATTCTGGATAATTTTTTGAAGCGGCAAAAATTAAAGGAGTCTCGCCATTATTATCTTTTACATTAACATTTGCACCATTCTTAATTAAAGATCTACACAATTCAATATCGTAGTTCCGAACTGTAAAAAATAAAGGACTCTGGCCATAATTATTTATTGCATTAACATCTGCACCATTTTTAATCAATAATTTACACATATAATGACTATAATTACTACTTGCAGAAACACTCGCAATTAAAGGAGTATCGCCATGATTATTTTTTGCATTAATATCTGCACCATTCTTAATCAACAAATTACACAATACAGCTTTGTTAGAGTTAACTGCAATATATAAAGGAGTATCGCCATGATTATTTTTTGCATTAATATCTGCACCATTCTTAATCAACAAATTACACAAACCAAAATTGTCCAACTTAACTGCAAAATATAAAGGACTTAAGTTATATTTATCTTTTACATTAACATTTGCACCATTCTCAATCAACAATTTACATATATAATAATTATCTTCTATAATAGCGTCGAATAAAGGAGTTTTACCCTCATTATATGTCGCATTAACATCTGCACCATTCTCAATCAACAATTGACATACTTCAAAATTTAATGTTTTAATAGAACCGTATAGAGGGGTAAAACCATAATTATTTCTCGCATTAACATTTGCTCCATTCTCAATCAACAATTTACACATTTCAATATTATTTGTTGAAAAAGAAACAGCATACATTAGAGGTGTCAGGCCATCATTATCTATAGCATTGACATTTGCTCCTTGTTTGATAAAAGATTTACAGTTAGTACAAACACCACTTTTTACTTTTTCAAATAGTTGTTCGGTCATATCATCATTCGGCACATTTTTTTTAAAAGTTGTCATCTCTATTTCACCTTTACCTCCTTTATCTCCTTCACCTCCGCCTCTCTTTATTTTTCTACTATTATTACGAAGTTGTATTTGCCTTTTTGTGCGGAGTCTTCTATTCAAAAAACGTTTTCTTGATGTTTTTCTTTTATTGCTATGTTTATAAGTTTTCCTACTTTTCATAAATTATTATATATATTCTAAATATTATAAATATTATAATTAGTTACCACATATTTTATCCATCTAAGCAACCATATTGAACTTGATCGCTTCGTGATGTTGATAATTATGGACTTCAAAATCTTCCAACGTGTAATTGTCTATATTCTCCCGTAGTTGTCGAATGGAAACCGTGGGAAAAGGATAGGGTTTCCGAGTGATTTGTCTTCTTAATCCTTCAATATGCTCCTCATAAATATGACAATTTCCCTTGAAATAAACAAATTCGTATGCTTCCAAGCCGCAATGTTTTGCGAGTAAATGCGTCAAAAAACTATATGATGCAATATTGAAACTGGTACCTAATGCTTCGTCATTACTACGTTGAAATAATGCACACGACAACTTATTACCTCCATGGACATTGAATTGGCATAAAATATGGCAAGGAGGTAAAGCCATTTCGTCCAACTGGCATGGATTCCAAGCGGTCATTACAAGTCGTCTGGAATTTCTCGTAGCCGGGTTTTTTAACTGGTCAATAATATACTGCAATTGGTCAATCCCGTGTCCAGAATAGTCAGTATTACAGTCACGATACGCAGCATTAAAGTGTCGCCATTGAAATCCATAGATCGGACCCAAGTCACCCTCTTCTCTCTCTGCTAATCCCCGATCATCCAAAAAATTACGAGTCGAATTGGCGTCCCAAATATGAACACCTTGTTGATTTAACACATGATTACTGGTATTACCACTGATGAACCATAATAATTCCTTCAAACAAGTTTTCCATGCTAATTTTTTGGTGGTTAGAATCGGGATTTTTCCGTCTTGAAGAGAGAAACGCATAGAATTTCCAAAAATAGATAAAGTGTTTCCATTACGCCCGACTTCGGTGGTCCCATGTTCAAGTATGTGTTGAATTAAATCTAAATATTGTTGTTCCTCTTTATTTTCGGGGTGAATGAGTGTGGTATTTAGAAGATTTTCTCTCGTGGTCATTTAAATAAAATGGTTTTTTACTTTTAAATAATTAATGAAATATAATTTATTTAGTTATTTTTATTTAATTATAATTTTATTTATTTTTATTTCTTATTATAAAATATGGAAAGTTTGGAAGACACAGGAAAAGTATCATCTTCAAAATTGGGATTTTTTAAATATGTATTTAACTTTGATGAAGATTCTAAAAATGATATCATGAATATAATTCAATATGCATTATTAGCTGTTATACCGGTTGTTATATTGAATAAAACAATGCAAAAATTTGTTCCAGAGGCAGATGAAGAAAAGGGAAGTTTCGAGATTTTAGCAGAAATCATTATTCAAATCATATTTATGTTTTTGGGTCTTCTTATTATTCACCGAATCATAAATTATATTCCAAGATATAGTGGAACGAAATACCCGGATTTCAATATAAATTGTATCATATTATCTGTTTTAGTGATTGTTTTAAGCTTACAAACGAAATTAGGAGAGAAGGTCAGTATTTTAGTTGATAGAATATCCGAATTATGGGAAGGAAAGAAGGATGATAAAAAGAAAAATGGTAAAAAAGGCGGTAATGTAAAGGTCTCTCAACCAATATCACAAGGTCAAAGTGCAATTGCACAATCATTATATTCTGGTAGTTCTAACATGGGTGCTACCAGTGACGGGACCTCAATAAGTCAATTACCAAGTATGCCATCTACACAGCAACAATTACCAGATTATAACGCAATGCATCGAAGTGAATTTAATCCGTTGGTTGGTGCAGCGACCCCTGGTATGGATAATGGTGGAATGATTATGGCTGCAAATGAAGTATTGGGTGGAAGTTCTTTTGGTGCCAATTTTTAATTGAGTGAAATACCAAGATTGTAAATATATTTAATTTAATCGTAAATATATTTAATAGTATTACAATAAGTATAGTAATGGACGTTGACAAATTGTTGAAGGCCCTGGATAATGAAGATAATTCAAAATTAATAAATATGACAAATCACAAAATAAAAGTGATTAAGAAAGAAATATTAGAAGAATTGGATTTAAATGATGATGATATGAGAGAATATATGAATAAATTGAGAGAATATATTTATATAGATGAAATAAATGATTTACGGTGTGGTCGATTTATCCGTTGGATACCGATTAAAGATCCTGAAAATGTACATTTAACCCAAGGTGCAGTTGTTTGTGAGATTAAAGTGTTGGATACTGGGATTTCTCTGGTTTGTAAAAGTTTTGCAAGAAAACATTACCAGATAACCTTTGATGAATGTCTAATATTTCAAAAATTAACGGACCAGGAGCAAATATTATTGTCGGCGTTGGACCACCTGGATTCAGAAAAATAATAATCACTGATGTATATATAACTATACATGAATATTAATTTATGTAAATATAAAAATATGTTTGGCGAGCCAGGTAAAGGTGCACATTCATATCGTATTTGGAATATTGCAGTCGTAGATGTCATATTGACCATATTGGCTGCATTTTTGTTATCTTGGCTTAGTGGTATAAAACTCTATTATTGTATAATTATTCTCTTTGGTTTAGGAATTATTTCTCATAGAATGTTTTGTGTAAGAACCACTGTGGATAAATTATTATTTCCAGAAGTTTGAAAATAAAAATTCGACAAAAAAACAAATATACAAAAACGCTCTGTGTAGGGATCGAACCTACGACCTAACGGTTTTACCGAATGGTTTGCACCATAAAACAGCCGTTCGCTACTACCACTGAGCTAACAGAGCACATTGCACGAGAGTATTCCAACGCTCATTTGCAATATAAATAATAGTGGATTCTTTATATTGTTTTTTGGGGAAATCATATTTTATAATTTGAAAAATCTCAATATTATAAAAATAAAATAAATATAATATATATAATGAAAAAATCCGGGTATTCTTTTTTTTACCTTCTTTTAATCTTCCTCATTGTTTATTTTTTAATCGGACCAATTACAATGAAAGAATTTAACCGACTCAGTGGAACTGAAGGATTCAAAGGGGGATCTTCGGTCCAAAGTTATGTATTAATCGCAATTATATTGGCCCCTATGATTGGTCTTTCAATCGCTTATTTTCTCATGAAGCGATAGAGCTTAGACACTGTGTCTATACTCTAAACTGAGTGCGTATTTTCGTGCTTTCGCAATATAAATAATATTGGATTCTTTATATTGTATTTTTAAGAAATCGTATTTTTATGATTTAAAAAATATCAACATCATCAAAATAAAATAATCATAATATATATAATGAAAAAATCCGGGTATTCTTTTTTTCACTTTCTTTTAATTTTCGTCATTATTTATTTTTTAATCGGACCAATTATAATAAAAGAATTTAACCGACTCAATGGAACTGAAGGATTCAAAGGAGTATCTCCGACTCAAAGTTATATATTGATCGGGGTGATATTGGGTTCTATTATTTTATTTTATCTCGTTTATAAAGGCAGTAAAAAAGTATTTGATAATCAATAATTTATCAATCACTTTTTTATTTGAATATGCACGGATTTGCGGATAACCAATGCCAGTCAAGTTTGTCGATAAAATGAATTGTTGTGTCATCACACATCATTTTTCCCAACAAATCGCCGGCTTTTGGATTTTTACATAACCATCGCCAATCAATTTTGTCGGGGTTTTTTTCTAATAATTCAATCGCAATCGGATTCGCTGACAAATAGGTCCAGTCTATTTTGTCGGGGTTTTTTTCCAATAAGGCCAACACTCGGGGATTTGGGTTTTTACACAAAGACGGCCATACGATTTTGTCGGGATTTTCTTCTAATAAATCAAGTGCTTTTGGATTCGCATTTTCGGACAACCAGGACAACGAATAAGGGTCGTGTATATATTTAATATCTTCTTTAATGATTTCTAATGCGACGTCACTTGTATTCTTGGTCAAATGGGCAAGAACAATTTCATTTTTTTCTTTTATAAAATCAGTCGCCGCCGGATTTTCACACATTTCGTGCCAAAAGTATTCCTCTGGAGAATCTTCTTGGAACATATCATCTGGTTGATAGGGTTGGTCACCATATAAATTCTTTTTGTCATCTGCGTTATAATCATAATCATCTTCATGTGGATCATAATCTTGTTCTTGTCTATAAAAGCAAAGATTCACCGGATTTTCCTTTAAAAACGCAATGGCATCCGGATTGGTGTTTTTTGATAAGTTTTGCCAATGTAAAATAAAGTAAGGGTGTATTCTTTTACCTTTTTCGTATTTTTCCATATTCATCCGGTGTCGTTCTTTGATTAAACGAATTGCCTCCGGGTGGGGATTTAGACATATTTGTTGCCAATCAATCAACCCAGATGGATGATAATCGGTAATACCGTAATCATATATAAACAAATCAATCGCAATTTGATTTGCACTTAAAGATCTCCAATCAATCATGGCAGGATTGCGTTTTAAATAACTTACCAATTTAGGATTTGGGTTCATTGCCAAGTATTCTGGAACAATATTTTGTTTTTCATTATTTATCCAATTTACGAATGACATATTTGTTTTGTAACGAAAGTTTTTATAAGTGTGTTAAAATAAAATACTTATAAAAAAAAGAATCAATTTTTTTATTTGGTTATGTATATGAGTGAATTTACCAATACCAATACTAATAATATAGAAGAAATAGATGATCGTTTAGTCAAAAAACGTAAAACTGATACAGAGAAACCTAAAACTGATACAGAAGAAAAACCGAATAACCCGTTTATGTGACTTTCTCTAATCAATCCTGATGAAATTGAGGAAAACTTGGCTTTATATAAACCGAAATACAATGTTGGAAAAAAGTTCATCATGAATGATAAGGAATATATCATAAAATACATTATGACTGATTCTATAAATGGAGGAATAAAAAAATATCTATACAAACCTTCTTCGGGCGAGGATAAACTTCACAGCTGTAGTGCATCTGATATTGATATATTGATTGACGGGATACCGTATCGTGAAAGAAAAGGACAGCCTATAGGCGGGAAACGTAAATCACGTCGGCGTCAGCGTCGTAATAAGAATAAGAAATCCAGGAAATCCAGGAAATCCAAGAAATCCAGGAAATAATGTCACGTCAGTCTCATTTTTTACTCCGACAACGCATAGTGCCTTTTTTTCGGCTTACGTTGCAGTCTCGGAATAATCCGGGAATGAACTTGCCGAGCCTTATCATTTCCATCTCTGTTTTTTTAAGGGATTTTTTCACCGTCCCGACGAGTTTATTGCCACGATAATGCGAAACCTTTTTGTGACCCTTGCCGTTTTTGATGGTAACATGGCGAACCGTTTTTTTACCGCCATGCTGATGTTTCTGGGTGGATGTAAAATGGAATTTCTTTTGTTTTTTCGAGGGAGTGCGTTTTTTTCCGCCTTCTAAATCGCTATCATCACTATCTTCATCTGAAGAATCTTCATCACCAGACGTCGCCTCTTCATGAACACCTTCTATTGCAGAAATTTTTCTTTTATGATGATTTATTTGGTCGGTAGTACTGTTTTTACCCAACATAAAAGACGCAGGAATAAATCTATCTCGAAGTGTAAGAGGAATATTATCTGTGCCCAAATTATCTTTAAATCGAAAAATGACACCTGTATTATCTGGATTTCCAACATATATCATTTGATGTTTGTCATATTTCGTATTATGGTCCATCACTTTAAAATATACGTTACCCGCTACAAGTTGATTTGGATGTATAACGTGTTCGACTTTATCTTGTGGAAATGGACTCACAAATTTACGTTCATATGCCGCATCTGGATCTTCATTATTATTTGGTTCTTCAATATTATCTGGTAAATCACCAAACACATCATCAACTAATTCAGCAGCTTGTTGTTGATTTAAATTTAAAACATTTGGTTGAACCGGATTATTCATACATTATACAAATAAAATATTTTTATAATATATGACTCCCTTTTTCGTCCATGTATTCCACATTCTCTTTGTCGGCGGTCTTTTCCTATATGTAGGAACCCAAAGGACATCTATTCCTGAATTCATGTATCGCCTTTTATTCGCCCTTGGTCTAATCATTTTTTTATACCACGCATACCGAGCATATTCTAAAGTATCTCAAGGCAAAAACCCGTGGGTCAATATGATTCACATGTTTATCGTCGCTCCTGTTTTACTTGCGATCGGTACCTATGGCAAATCGAGCCCACGTTATTTGTTTGAAATCTTGTTGATGCTGGGTATTGCTGCCGCAGGCTATCATGCCTATTATATGGTTGTTTAAGAAGAATTCACCCATTTTTTAGTGACCACTTTTACGACACTATTTAGAGCACCTTCGGTCCATCCTTGGTTGATCGAAACCGCCTCACCGACAACCAACATATTTTCCATGGGGTTTTGCACATCTTTCAAAAATTCCGCACGGTTTTTATATTCGCCCTTTAGCGGTTCACAATAATGTGTACCGTATTTCCAATAAAAATCTTTGATAGCAATTAAATGTAATGTATGTGGTAATAATCCGAGCGATTTTTCGACCAATCTACTAAAAAAATCACGATTTTCCGCAGTATTTTCCAGATGATTTTTCAAATACAGTGCTCCCCGATTATCACAATAAGCAATCATATATATTCCCTTCTCTTTTTCAATCGGTATTATTTTGTATAGAGGACCAGGAACAACGGTATACCCTTTTATTACTGTTTCAAGTGCATATAAAGAATCCTTGGAAAATCGCCCATACAGGCGTAAAAAGGGTTGTGCATGTATTTGTTGATAAACACTATTCACACGATCAGCACCAGGCACAATTTCTCTGACAATATTTATGGTTGTTGCAACAATGACCTTCATACAATTATATGTTTTCCCATTTTCTGTATTTATGTTGAAACCGTGATTAAAACGCACGATTTTAACAACTTCGCTTGACAAAAACAACCGTGTGTTTTTATTTTTCAAGACCCTTTGAGCAAGTGTATCCACCAATATTTTCCAAGGAATATGAAGTGCGGTCCAACTCGCATAATTATCGTCAAATCCATAGTGATATAATGTGTCACATGCGTCTTCGTTTTCATAATCACTGTAGCCCGAGCAGGTAACAAATTGGTTATACTGTTCTTCACCCAATATACCACCTGCAAATTCCCTGAAAGTGACCCGAGGTGATCCTCCCTCCTTATATTCTTTTCTTAAATACTCCATTGTTTTTTTAATATTACATGGAAAACCGATTGTTTTTGAATATTGTGCACCAGTTTTGAATTCTGTATACGGTATTTTTAATTCATGCAAGAGCTTAATCAATAACTTGTCTTTTTCTTTTCGCCCGACTCCCGCCCCGTTTACAACCGGTACACCTTGAAATATTTCGGTTCCAAGACGACCACCGAACCATCTTTTTTTGTATCTTTCAAGAATAGTAATGCTTGTAGTTGGCGATATTTTTTGTATTTGTAAAGCACTATATAGACCAGCAATACCTCCTCCTACAATAACAACATCAGAATATAATGACATATATATAAAATAACACAAAATATTTATATATATTTATTGTAATATTTATGGAATCCTCAATAATTTATTGATTATTCATAAGTTCATTGACCTTTTCTATATATTTTTTCATAGCAGTCCCCCTGGCTATATTATAATTTCCGTGCCAAGCGTCCCATCTTGCACGAGGTTCTACTTGTACCTTCCATGGTTGTGGTATATTACAATCTCCGTGAGTTGCTTGTTTATACAAACCATAAAGTATTAATAAATCTTCATATGAAGGCATTGTATCCATTGATTTGATACGAAGGGCAGATGTTTGAAACTCTTTCTCTAATTCCTCCATATAAAATATCAATATAGAATATCAATATAAAATAATTTATTACATTTTGATGTATATCTATATATATCTGGGTTTTGTTGCATCATAATTTTGTATGATTTGTTCCTGTGTTAATGCGGTATTATAGTAATAAAAGGCACCAACATCGGCAGGACAGAAATTAAAAGTATTATCCTGTAATCCTCGCGGAAATTGCAATGGTGCGTTTGGACTTGGTATACTATTCTCGCTATTATTCGCCGTAACAACACGTCTCGTGCTTACATAGGTATAACTTGGGTTGCCAGAACCACCCCCAAATCTCACGACAATAGTATACAATGCCCAATCATTGTTATATACTCCTGCAGAGGAGTAATAAGTTCCGTCAACTGAACCACCGTTCATTTTTAGAGCAACTGTGTTTGAATTAGGTAGATTTAAACTATAACCATCATAACTACCAGGCCCGAATTGCTTGCTTATTAGGCCATCCCAAGCTGTAAAATTAGGTGACGATGTATTAACACGTGCCCATATTTGAATCGTACATGAACCAAATGGAGATGTTGAATTAAAATTAATTGCGGCAGCTGCAGCAATTTGAGCAATTTGATTAGTACCATTAAACGTAAACCACTTATTTACATTATCAAAAGTCGGGGAGTTTTGGAGTGTTGCACTATAAGATCCACTTGAATCAAGATTCGTCCAAGTAGTTCCTGTTCCTGGGTAAGAACTTGTGTTGTTTGCATCCAAGTTTATTATACGATTCGAACTTAGTAAAGTTGTTACTGTGGGAATTACATCAACCGGAAGAGAATCGCTACTTGATCCTGCAGAATTTACTGCTCTTAATATCACTGTATATGTTGTTCCATTATCCAAAAGAGTTACTCCGTCAGATGATAGTGTTGTTATGTTTACGGGACTAAAAGTTTGTGCTGGACTGAACGCCAAGAAGGTTTCGCCACCGTCGGTAGAATATTCATAGTTTGTTACAGTGCCGCTTTGTGTGAACAAAATATATGCTTGTCTATTTCCAGCGACACTTGATAATGCGGTTGGTGCGGATGGAGGAGGACTCACTTCTGTCCATTTAGCATAAAGTATTGTATTCCCGTTAATTGTAAATGTATTTCCTTGTGAATAAGATGTACCAGAACCATTTGCAGCTGTATTCCATCCAGAAAAGGTATATCCGGTTTTTGCTAATACTGGAGAACCAGAATTTCCTAAAACAGTAACAGTTGAGCCAGATGCATATGGAGAAGAACCGTCTGCTGGTGCATTCCCACTTGTGTTGGTATTACCATTATAAGTAACTGTGTAAGTTATTAATGTCCATTTAGCATAAAGTATTGTATTCCCGTTAATTGTAAATGTATCTTCTGGTGAATAAGATGTACCAGAACCATCTGCCGCTGTATTCCATCCAGAAAAGGTATATCCGGTTTTTTCTAATACTGGAGAACCTTCATTTCCTAAAACAGTAACAGATGAGCCAGATACGTATGGTGATGAACCGTCTATTGGCGCATTTCCACTTGTGTTGGTATTACCGTCATATGTAACTGTGTAAGTTGTTAATGTCCATTTAGCATAAAGTATTGTATTCCCGTTAATTGTAAATGTATTTCCTGGTGAATAAGATCTTCCAGAACCATTTGCTTTTGTATTCCATCCAGCAAAGTCGTACCCGGTTTTTACTAATCCCCCCAAATTTCCTAAAACCGTAACAGTTGAACCGGATGCGTATGGAGACGAAGTATCAATCGGAGCATTTCCACTTGTTTTGGTGTTACCATTATAAGTAACGGTGTAAGTTACGGCAACAACCGGTTTTGAATTTCTATTTAGACAATATCCAGGATACCCGTAACCTCTTCTATCGTTTGATAAACCAGACCTTTTTTTTCCTGCCATTAATATAATATATATATATAATATAATATACATATATAGGGCGTTCTAAATATCCAATGTCAAAAAGTAAAATCATCCTAACTATCATAATACATTTTGCAGAACAATTTGAATAACTGAACATATTTCCTAAATTTTCGACGCATTTTTTCCTCACACCACGACAACGATATTTTTCGATATTCACCAAGATAAAAAACATCTAATCCACATAATTTCATGTCTATTTCCATGTAATGTTTATCATTTTCTTCAGATTCAATGAATTTTACCGTAAAAACCACATTTGGTTTTTTGCTAATTATATTATATTTTGTATAATTTCTATAATATAATTTTGTTTTTATTTTGTTAGAACAATCCCTAAAATTCTCTGGTATAGAAGCAAACCAGCATCTTGAATTGGTAGGATATACGCATATGTATCTCCGTCATTATTATGCGAGTGCCATAAACCGGGCGGGGTAATAAACATCGACCCCTCTTTCCAATTTACTTTTGTTGGATTCAAAATATTTCCATTTTCGTCCAATGTATCGCCTATTAAAGTATAAATATTTTCACTATCACTACATTTTATACACAAATCTAAAGCAACGGAATTATGTTTATGTGGTTTTTGAGTCGTTTTTGGTGGAAGTTCATTATACAATGCCCACAATACAGGTGTAATTGTGTTTATTCCTAATTCTTCTGTATCTTTATTACTTAGCAAAATACCCTTTCTATTATTCTTTTGATTTGACAAATCAATTAAATTTTTAACGAGAAACGCATTAGTATAAATGGCAGATTTGAATAATTTTTTCTCAGTTTTACTTCCAAGATAATTTATTAAAGGACTATCATTTATGTAATAAATTTCGACATCTTCACTGCCTACATTTTTTATTTTTAATGAATTAAAACAAGGACTAATTAGAATATCACCGGAATGAACTGTTTTTTCGGAATCACTATCAAAATAAATAGCAGCATTTCCTTTTAATATATAAAATAGATGAGACGACGCATTCAACTCATTATATTGAATATTGTTGAATTCTATCTCACCGTCATTTTCTATTTTTATAAAGGAAGCCAGTAAATTTGGCGTGGTTGATTTGTATGATACATTGAATACATCTGAAAAATTGATAATGTCAATACCATAATTACATTCTTTAATATTTTTTTCATAAAAAGGAATATGATTTAAATGCGGATTTACATTTTTTTCATACTCGTATGCTGAAATATAATTATCTTCCATAAATATATTTGTATATATTATTATAATTTTAAATTCTTTTTATTTTTTCATTTTTCATGCCTTTTTATTTTTGATGGTTACATTTTTCCGATTTTTTTTCAACACGATGCTTTTTTTATTTTTACAAGTGAATTTTCCACGGGATAATCCTTTGCGTCCTAATACATTTTTAGTGCAAATACCAATGGATACTGGTTCATTCGAAGGATTTACTTTTTTTATACATTTGCATAGTTTTTCAGATAATATGTCCTCAGCATTTTTCTTAATATCTTCTAATTTTTTCGGTATAGATAAGTTATAATATTTCAAAATTTTAATATAATCACTTTTGGTTATTTTATAAGACATGATCTGTTTTCTTTTATTATAGATTTTTATTTTATTTTTTTTATTTCAAAAATTTAAAATATATATTTATATTAGTTAGTATGAAAAAAGAAGAACTACCCGGAAAAGTAGTGGTTTTCGATATGGATGAAACACTCGGGTATTTTATACAATATTCTATTTTGTGGGAATCATTAAAAACATATTTCAATACACATAATATCATTTTTGATTTTAATAGCGAAAACTTTAACAAAATATTAAATCTATATCCCGAATATATTCGTCCTAATATATATATAATCCTAAAGTACTTAAAGACCAAAATTCAAAAAAAAGAGTGTCAAGGTGTCATGATTTATACAAACAATAGTGGAACAAAAGAATGGGTTTCAAACATTAAAAATTTTTTTGAAGACAAGATTAAATATAAATTATTTAATCATATAATATACGCATTTAAAGTCAATGGAAAACATTTTGAAATGTGTAGAACGAGCCATGACAAATCGTTAAAAGATTTTATAAAATGCACAAAATTACCGGAAAATACTCAAATTTGTTTTTTGGATGATATTTTTCATCCAAAAATGAATTATGATAATGTATATTACATTAAATTAAAATCATATACACATGATTTACCTTTTGAAGAAATATTAACCCGGTTTTTAAATAGTCATATTGGAAAACAATATATTCATCATGAAAATAAAGATGAATTTATGAATTCAATGTTGATTCATATGAACAAATATAATTATTTATTTATTAGAAAAACTCCAGAAGAAAATGAATTGGATAAAATAATTACTAAAAAAACAATGTATTATTTGCAGAATTTCTTTCATAATAAGGATTATAATTCAAATAGACAACAAATACAAATACCTGAATTACCAGATAGACCTATTTATCATTCTTCAAAAAGCAGGAAGCAAAAAAAGAAATATAATGCGAATAATTATAACAAAACATTCAAAAAACGTAGGATATAAGAGAGTTATTTGCTTCACGATGATTTAATGTATGTTTTAATATTTTCTAAATTATTCATTAAATATTTATCTATGGCGGTGGTTGCAAAAATTAAAAGAGCGGACGAAAAAACGATTTTACGGTCTAATTCAGTGAATTCCACTTTTCTGAACATGTTAAATCTAAACATCAAATATAAACAAATATAGAGTTTAACATAATAATACATTGAAGATAAATAATCCGGATTTATAATAGTAACGCCTATACTAAGTGCAATCACCGAAATCCATGATATTGCGATAAACAAATTAAACGAACTATCTTGAATATAATATAATATATTTTTTTTTGACATCTAATATATTATATTTATAAAATAATTTTACGAGTCTTGCTTCTTCGACGTTTTTTATTTAAACGACGTGAATTACGTTTTTTACTTTTACCCTTTCTACTCTTTTTGTTACCAGTTTTCCTGGTTTTCTTCGGATATCGTCTTCTTTTTCGACTGTGTTTACCGCCTAATTCTTTTTTCTCCTCCTGTGCCGCATTTATTTCCTCTAATTCAGGGACCGGACCATAATCAATTTCTTCTCCATTTTCCAAATACAACGTTGGAACTGGATCAAGGTCTCCTTTTATTTTGTAATGACCTTTTTCCTTATCAACCAAAACCAATACTCTACCGTCGCCTAATGTGATCTCTCCAGATTGATCATCCGGAGGGTTACTGGCAGTAATATTTTTTGGAACATTTGGCAATATTTTTTTAGGAGGTATTTTACCACTGTAAGTATTGTTTGTTGTTAAAGTGTACAAACGATCAGCGATTTCTCTTATAAGATCTACAAGTGAATCAATTCTTTTTGGTGCTTTTTTCAGGGTAACATTAGTGTATTTATTTAATACTTTACTTGATTTTTCTGAAATTACTGGTTGTTGATCTGGTTGTGAATAATCTGGATAGTTCTTACTCAAAAATGTCCCCATATCACTTGTTGTGCCTTGGGAATCTGACTGAGATTGGGAATCTGACTGAGATTGAGAATCTGACTGAGATTGGGAATCTGACTGAGATTGGGAATTTGACTGAGATTGGGAATCTGAATCGTAATATACAGTTGATTCTGTTTCATTCCCACTGGTATATCCCGCATAATCAGTATCATCGGATTCTGAATCAGAATCAATCGTTAATTGGGAAACAATTTTTTCTAATAATTCATTCAATTTAGAAACGACCGCATTATTTTCAGAAATAAATATATTATATTTATCTGGTATAACAGATGATTCTGAAAGCATTGTTGTTTTGTAAGCAATCATTTCAAATAATTCACGCAATATTCTAATGATTGGCCCGGTTTTTACACTATTTACTGCATCCAAGTCAATCACTTCAATATCTTTATACATTTTTGCAATGAAACAATTCTTTCTTTCTTCAATATCTTCCTTACGTTTATTGTCTTTCCCGTGTTTTCCACCAACAATACGAGCTAATTTAAATCCGGGTTTAAGAACTTCTTTTACCAAAATAAGCATCGCTTTTGGAGTAACCGTCGGAGTAAGTAAAACTGGGTATTCTATTTTATTACCTATTTTACTTCGCTGTTTTTTATACACGACCGATTCTTCATCCTCCGATTCATCCATATGTTCATCCTCAGAATCATCCCCCGCATTTACAAAAAGATCAGGAATTCGGAATTTTTCTCCAATAATCTTATTATAATATTCCATTTTTTTCGGTTCAGACGAATAGTTTCTTTTAACACCTTCTATAATATCATTTATACTTTTTCTTTCTTTATAAGTTTGGATTGTATTTGTCAATGTAAAATAATTATCAACGTCATCTGTCTTCATGATTTCACCCTGTTCATTTGTTAAATATCTAATATCTATTAAATCAGGCGAAAATCTTATTATTTGATCAGATTCACCACCGGTATCATTTATATTTTCACGCAATTCTTCGTCTATTTTAGAAACATCTTTTATCACCATATCAATCGCAGCAAGAACATAATAATTTTCACTGTTTTGATATTTAGTTTTATCTACTGCTGCTGTTTTAAATTCCGAATACTCTTCACTTGTGGTAATAAAATATATTCTTTTTTTTAAATTACAATCCATCGATAACAGTGTAACCGGAAATTTTTTTTCGTTATTCATTGTTCTCATTGTAAATTTATTATGGTCGCCTTTACCGTTAATTTCAACAATAAATTTGTATGATTTTTGTACCGAATAAAACATGTCAAATTCTATGGAATGTTCCAAATCCCTAAAATACAACGCACTTTGCAAAAATGCGATTAATAACACGAGCGAACTTATTAATTTATACATAATTTCATTTTTATCGTCAGGATTATTCAGCCAAAATACATAATCCAGATCGGCACTTGTTTTAATCTGGTCATATAATAAATACCTGAACAAATCTCCACCAGATATCGAAACATATCCTTTGTCATTCAACGCCAAATATAAACAATAGATATTTGAGATGAGCCGACTTAATTGGCGTAAACTCGGCAATTTTCTAAACGGATCTGGTTGATAACTATCGTTTTGCAATGTGTATAAATTTGGATTATAATCTAATAATTCCGTATCAAAATTGGAATAAAAATCTTTTAAATTTTCATATGTTTCGTCTGATGGTTGCCCCGTATTTACCGGTATCGCTTTTCGCTCTACAGGACATCCATCCTCTTCCGTAGAATCTCCGGTTTTCTTCACAGGTTCCTCTATTGTTTGGTTATTTTCGTCGACACCGCCGGTATAATTATATATCGGTTTTTTATCCTGAACCGTCATATTTTTTGAAATAACTGTAACTTTTGCATTAGACTCATTCGCAGCCCATTCTATTATTTGAAAGATTCTTGAATTTATTTCCTGTGAATGGGTAACGTACGATTTCTCTGAGTAATATTTGTAAATATGATCCTTTATTAAAAGAAATAATTTCATTATACCGCGTTGAAGTGTTTTATCTTGTATTGTCGCTTCATCATCAATCATTATATCATTTAAATCTTGTTGATTTTCAAATGTATATTTTAAGGCATTCCCTCTTGCAATCGCAAAAGGTAATATATTGCGTGGTAAAAATTTCAATAAAGGAAGAAATGTCACCAAAAAGTTGATATTAAACATGTAATATTTGGATTCATTTTCAGAATATTCAGTTAGAAAATTCGGTTTAATATGCGAATTGTATAATTTTTCGTCAACATTACACGTAACAAAAGTAAATAAGATTGTTTTGCCTTTTGTTTTGATATGATTTAAAAATTTATCATCACGAGTATCCCCATTATTCCATTTAATAACAATATTGTGACTTACAAGATTATAAAATAATATATCAGGATGTTTGTTTTTAAAGTCATAATGCTGAACTGTTTCGAGTTCTACCGTAAAGTCTTTTTGTTGGATATAACTTTCAAGACAAGCTTTATTAATATAAAGCATGATAGATGATGCGATAGGTTTCACAAATTCGTCATCTTTATTTATTAAATAATATTCTCTATGATTGTTTAACGCTTCAATATAATACGAATTTTTTGTATTATCGTTTTGTTGTTCAAGTGACAACGATGAAGAATCTGGAACTATTTCACTTCGTAATTTTTCTATATAACCAGGAATGCTGTCAGAAATTTTATTACTGAATGGTTTTTTCCAGGATAATTCAACAACTTTATCATCATTCTTGATAAATTCGAATTCATCCTTGATGGGTCCATTTTCATATATAAATTCATTTACTTTTTGTAAATACGCTTTAAGATTATCCATATCGCTTGAAAAATTTGCATCTGGTAAAATATTATAATCACTATCTTCGTCTATACGATTTAATCCGTTTTCTTGATTATTTTCTTCATTATTATCTTTATTGTCTTCCTCGGGATCATTTATCATTTTATTGTCGGGTTCATTATTTGATTGATTATCGGCTTTATTATCGAGTTCAGGAATATCATCATCAGAATCCATTATTCACTAATATAGTTGTCTATAATAATATTTACTAAAATACATTTTATTATAAATAAAAATTAAAAAGAGTAAAATATTATATATAACAAATATATAATGAGTAATTTAAATTATGGAGAAGAATGTTCTTCACAGAGAACAGATTCAACGAATTTTAGAATATATGACAGAAATATTCCATCACAATTATTACAACCATATCTGAGTGTGAGACCGGTAATGACTAAATATTCCACTATGCCGATTGTGGACCCCCGTGCTCCGATCAATGTCCCTATGGAAAAAATGCCTACTTACAGTTGTGAAAAAATATTTAATCCTGGAAATGCAACTGCACCTTGGTCTGGTTACGCTTCAAATGTGAATGTAGAATCTGATTTGCAAAATCGAGTCTTTGCTCTGCAAAAATGCAGTCGTGCTGTTTACGTGCCAACTACTCATAGTGATTTATACCAGTTTGGCTTTAAACCAACTGACGAAAGTAAACAACCATTTCCGAATCTATTTAGAAATGAAGATTTTAGTGAATTCAATCCAAATACAGAAAATATTGGATTCAGTGTTTTTCAAAATGCAACCAGACAACAATTAAAAACAGTTGGAGATATTTATGCAAACAAAGATGTTTATAATTGTGGGAATGATATACAAAAAAAATAGTTTCAAATTGGTAGTTCTTCAGGGGAAGATCCATTGCCACCGAATAGCGCAGCTACACCGAATAGCG